AGTTAACGGCCCAGATATCGGTTTCGTATTTTTTACTCTAACTTTAAAATCTACAGGTTGGGATGTTACATTAGATTGCATATTTGCTATATTAAGTAACAAATCTACCGAAACCGTTTGTTCTGGTGCTAACGATAATGTAGATGGTGCTTCAAATATTCCCGAATCAAATTGAAATTCTAATTCTAAATTTGTATTTGTTGTTAAATTTTTGAATCTAAAAGTCTTAACCACTGCTTTTGTTGCCCCAAATGTAAATTGCAAGTTCACCGGCGTAGTTGGTTCCATTACATCATATGAAAACATACTAAAAATATCCTCAACAAGTGTTTGATTGTTGAGAGGATATGGAACATAACTCGTTAAATTAGAAATCGGTGCAGATGCTTGCGTTTTAAGTGGCATATTATATGACTTCTGTAAGTTCTATTTTAAACTGTATGGTTGAGATACCATCTGCCAATGTATCCAATAACTGTGCCGTTGGTCTTACGGTCATTGTTGCTGACGAACGTGCCCCAACGGTAAACGTTTGTGGTGTAACAATAATATTTGGGTTGGTTGTAACTTTTACTTCAAACGGTGCTGATGACGGATTGGTAACCCGAACAGTTTTTGCCTCTGGATATGCGGTTGTTCCTCTACGCCAGTCAAATGCCAATACTTCATCCAAATTTGGTTCAAATCCAATAACTGCCCGTGGTTCCCAACAAGTTCCACCGCCCGCACCTTCGTATTCAACTTGAACATAATCCGATGGTGGATTACCTGTCTTAAGTTCTCCACTAACGCAATCACGCCATCTCACCGTAGATTGAACGTTTTCTACAGTAATTTCATTTTCATCAATAACAACTTGTTTAAATACCGCACGAACAACGGTGTTATCGTTGACTGTAATCGTTAGTGGGTTATTAGATGCGTATGTGGTTGCCATAATATTACCTTATATTAAAAATCTTTCGTTATTTTCAACGGTTGTTGTTATTCCACCCAATCCATCATTGATAATTCGTACTCCACCACCACCTCCACCACTTGTTGGTGTTATGGTAGGTGCTTGGCAAGTTTGAAGTGGTGGAATTCCCGACCCACGATAGTTGTAGTAAGTGCCTCTATTAGATTGATAGACACCCTCGGTTGCCGCATATTTTCCTTCACTATCGGTATACAATTGAGTTCCATCAGTATACAACGGTGTAGTTAAGTCTACTTGCTCTGCCGAACACACTTCTTCAATTGAGCTATATCTTGTTCCTACTCTAGCAAACTCTTGCAATTGTACAGGAGTAGTTTCAATTTCCCATTTATCAAACACATATCCGTTAGCAGGCGTTGCTTGAAGAATGACAGATCGGCCAGATCTACCAGACAATTCTCCTTGTCGTATGGTGACTGTTCCGGCTGCGCTTGTTGTGTTTGTGATGGTGACTGTTGTAGTTGGCATATGTGTGTCCTATTAACTAATGGTAACGCGAGGGTCTAATGATACTTGTAACTGTTCTAATGTGATTTTTATCTCATTTCGGATGAACTGTTCTAATTCATCTGACTGCACAAGCTCATCTCCTATAACTATTTTCTCTCTAATTTTTTCAAATAAATTAGGGAGGTATGCGTTCACGGCATCTTTAAATTGTTGGTCAATTCCTAATGTTTCAAGTCTGCCGATAGTAGATTCTGTCGTTTGCACCGCTGGTATTTCAATATTATTTACGATGTTATTTGCGGTTAACCCTTCCGAGTCATTTCCAGAAGTTACACCGTCTTGTAATACCTTTTTCATAACACCAATGGCTTCAGCTTTACTAAATCCTTCGTTGATAAACTCACGAATTAGTGTGTCGTTTTGTGCTATTTTTACTTCATCGGTTGAGTTTGTAAAGTATACTTCAATTTCTGTTCTGGATGGACTTATTTCTGAAATGGCTAATATAGGGTTATCGTATGACCCTATTTCATCCGAAAAGAAATTGATACTAACTTTATAGTCACCAGGAACAATTGTTGTATTCTTGTCTACTAGTAATTTAGTAAAATCAATTTGCAAATAAGTTTTATAAGTTCCATCGTCATATCCAACAATGTGTAACTTTACAATTTCTTCCGATAATTTGGTGATGATGCTTGTAACCAACAAGTTACTTCTAGCTGTATAGAAATGTAGTTCTACATTATCCTCTGCATCATATCCAAAACTTGCCGGAACTTCTTCCAATAGAATTTGTTCGGTAGGAAGTCTTACGATACGAGATGCCAAAAATCTTACATCAGATTGCGTTAAGCTACTTCTAAAATTAGATTGATTTGGCATTATACTATCTCCGGCGGAGCAGCATCAGGACCAATTACTTCTTCTGGTATAGTTAATTCCGTAAAGTTTCTAGTAATGGCGTTAACCACACCAGCATTATATCGTTCAAAATACAATGGAGCGTAATAATGTTGAGATGCCGTTGGTGGGTTTTCTAATGTTGGAGTGTATACAATGGTAGAACCGTCTGTGTCCAATGGTGTTACCACCTTAAATGGATATACATCCGATACTTCCGGTTGTAAGTCATTTAATGATTGGGTAGTAGCAATGACATTCGGTGATACGGTTCTTGTATCTAAAATATAAACATCCCCATTCGTAGAAAAATTACTTGATGACACAAAAATAAGGTCATCATTTGCCTTATTCTTTAATGTAACAAGAAATTTTGGAATGTAGGTGTCCAATATATTAGTCATCGTTTTCTATTTTGAATGTGTAATCAAATTCTGGGAAGAATACAAGATTACCGGACTTAATCTTCAAATCAAGTGAATAAAATCTTCCAATATTTAAACCACTCGTATCTAATGTAATATACGAACCAGATGCATCACAGTTGATAGCAGAAAATGCGTCAAACTTGTGAACTTCTATCTCTGACACTTCATCACGAAGTCTATAATATGATTCTGATGGAAGGTAGTATGTGTTTCTATATCGTTGTGTTGCGTCGAATTTCTTATCTGGATACTTGTCACGAATTACCAAATAAATTTTGTCCACTTCACCTTGAATATATGATTCCTTCAAGTTTTTAGGAATAATAGATACATTACTACTTGGAATTGGCTTTAAACTACCCGTAGTAAATGTTTGGTCACGCCAAACCACTTCAAGAGTTGGTTCAAATACAGTATGGGTATTTCCAGAAAAGAATTTAATGTTACCAATGTTGTTTTGATTAGTTTCATCTGCGGTTGGGAATCTAACTAAAAGTCCGTTAAACGGTGGAACCAACGATGATGCTGATCCTGATGCGATTGCTTCACTAGTAGGTAATCCTGCGACTATCGGTGCAATCAAACTGGTAACATTGATACGAACGTTTGATGTAAGTGGAATTTCTGAAAATTGATATGACGCAGTTAGTAATGTACTAACGGTTCCACCTGCATTTGACCAAGTAGTTGGCGTTCCAAATGCCACACTTGCGGTTTGCCAAGTGACACCATCTCCAACATTTTTTACATTCTGATAGAGATATCCACTACCTTCAACCCAACTTGCTGATATTGGGCAGATTTCAATTTTTTGATACCGATTAATATTTGTTGCGTTAGCAAGATACAAATTAAGATAATATTCTGCACTTGCAGTATAGTCACCTTCACTAATGTCAAAATTCAACAAGGAACGAGCCGCACCAGATGCGTACATATTTGCCGTATCAATATCTTTGATAAGTTTACCAACTTCAAGAATTTCATCTAAACCCGCATTAAGGTTTGGATATCGTTGGTATATTGTTGCATCTTCTGTAGTCTTAATAAAGGTTCTCATGCGTGTTCTCTATTATTGACGTGCGTTGCCGATGATGTCCGTTTCTGGATAACGGACTTCAAAAATACACGGGTCAAGGGACGGATAAATAATTTCGTCAATAGTCGATTCTTCAATTGGATAACGATATTCTTGATAGTCACGACCATCTTTGAAACGATACTTGTTAAATACACGAATACCTGTTACTGACTGTACACCATCAACCGACCCTATAACCAATTTCAAATCGTTAAGGATAATTGGTTGATTAATTTGCCAACGGTCTACATTGAAGAACTCCTTGACTGCATCAATTGTACGAGCCAAGACATCTTGCATATTATAACTACGATACACAATAATATTAAATTCTACACCAATATTAACAACGAACGCATCTGCGATAAATACATCATCGGTTAACATACGGTATTGTTCCAAGTATGTTTTTAGATTACGTTTTACGGTAGTATTGAGAGTTGTCAACTTACCTTGTGCGTTGTATCCAAGTGTGTATAAATTAATAGCGTTTGGTGCAATTGGATTTGTTACATAAGTTCTATTATCATACGGATTGTTATTATTGTTAACCGTTAAGGTATTAGAATCTTGTGTAATCACAGAATTTATTTGTTCATCACGAACCACAAACACCTTTGCTACCTTACCAAATTGTGCAGGTAATGCTAATGTACGAACAAGATAATCTTTATCGGTAACGACACGATTTTGTGCGTTGAAAAACGCCAATGCGTTTTGACGAACTTCTTCAACACTTTCTACATCACCACCACCAGTTGCCGGCTCATCATTTAAAATAGCGATACTTGCAACGGTATCATTAAATTTAGTACGTTCATTTTCTGGATAATCTATTGCTCGATTGGCAACCAGTGCGGTATCTACGTTTGTGATGGTTCCAGATTCTACGTTTGATTCAATTCCACCACCAGTTAAGTATGTTACGGTCAACGTGACATTTGCTGGTGCGATGCCGAACATATCACTTTTTAAGAAATCGTTTGGGTCAATTGATGTATTTGATACGTTTTGATTGTATTTGCTATTAGCAATTTGTGTTTGATTAAGTTGTGCAACATCTTCATCTAGTGTGTTATCACCAGAACCAAACCACAATTGCATTTTTAAATCATCGCTAATTCTAGTCACAAATCGGCGTGACTTACGCTTAAATTGTAATAACTTATTAGGAGCCAATGACCCAGTAGACATTGAACTTGATACCAAATACCCAGATGTATCACGGGGACTAATATCCCGTTCTTCTATAATAAGGTCTTGTCCGAGATAATCAACTTCATACCAATCGTTACCATCACTATCTTTTACACTAACAATTGAAATAATATTAGATTCTGGTAATTCTATTTGTGAGAATTTTTGTGCCGAACCAAATGTAAATGTTGCGGTTTTTGTTTCTGCTGCAAGTAATGTAATTGGTTTTGATACGACATAATCAGTAGGGACTCCACTTGCATTTCTTACTAATACTTGAACAGTTCGTCCGTCTGGATCCGTAAAATCTACGTCTTGTAGTGAACTAAACGATTGTACTGGCGTGCCCGTTGAAAATTTTGAGTCTCTTAATACCTTAAGGAAAAATCTTTCATCTGGGTCGTAAGGTGATGAGGTAAGTGCTGGAACTCGTTGATATATTCTTGCGTCAACGGTTGCCGGTGCTGCCAACCGTGGCTTATACCCTAGTGCTTGAGAAATACCAACTACATTTTTACGTTCTTGTGCAGTTAATAACAAATTTTCTTTAAATTGGTTATCGATATAAAACGACAAGACATCACCAACATACGCTGCCATTTCAATGAACATCATACCTGGCGATGCTTCATTGAAATCTGTGTATGTGTTTGGGTAATATGATTTTGCAAACTCTATGAGGTTTTGTCGTAACTCACTAAAGTTCTTGGAAAGATAACTTACATCTTTAATATTTGGTGTAAATTTTTGTGTGACTGATTGCGAAACTGCCATGTAAGTGCTCCGACTAGAACGTTAAAACTAGCGAATCTGTAATATTTTGGTTTGTTCGTAACCGAAATATAACTGTCATTTTTATTTGTTGTGCATCTATATCACTAACTGTGTTCTCTAAATTTACATTCAATACTTCCAAAAATGGCATCCAAACTTCAACTGCATCTACTACTGATGCGTATGCATTTTCTATAGTTTCTGGTGTAAACTGTTCAAACACAAATCTATGAATGTCGCAACCAAAATTAGGTTGGTGAAGTCGTTCTCCTTTTCTGGTTCGTAATAAATTTGTCAAGTTTGATTTGAGTTGTCTTAACAGATTTTTATTTGTACCAAAGTATCCATTTTTTTCTAGTTGTAATGGAAGAACACTTCCCAATGCTTGCGACATTCAGATTCTCCGATTAACTCAACTTCATTGCTTTCATCAACTTGGAATAGTCCCGATTGATTGCGTCAACAACTTCTGTTGGTACCGCATTAGCTGGAAGTTCTACTGGATTTCCCGCAGAGTCTTTTGCGGTAATCGTGTTACCACGTAATCCGGCAGTTGTTGCCGTAAGTGTTCCTTCTTCACGGTCATATTCCATACCAATCAATTCAGCCAACCGCTTCTTATCAAACGTTGGCTTCTTTGGCGCCGGTGCAGCGACTGCACTTTCATTAACCGGCTTCATTTTCTTAACTTCTGCAACTGCTTCCGCAAGCATTTCTGGAAGAAGCTTTTTAACTTCTTCTTCTACTATCGTGCGAATGTAGGCTTTTAGTAATGTTTTGTCCATAAATTTCTCCTGTCTAAATAACCATATTACTTAAATATCTAACGGTGTTAGATTTAACTAATATTTATGTGGGTTTAATTGGGTATCTATAGGTTGCCGCCCCTCGTTGAATATTCTTTCTAGTTGCGGATTGTCGTTGTTCTGCTATTTGCTTTTGTTTCTTTGCAAAAGCCAGTTTTGCCTTAAGCTTTCTGTCTTGAATACTAGCCCGAGCCTTTTGTAATAACGCCAGTGCAGCGGCAACCGCAGCGGGTACTTGTGGAATCGGAACGAAGGATAACGCTTTGCTAATAAGAAATTCCGATTGTAACAATTCCAGTTTCTTGTTAGCGATTTCAACTTCGGTATCCTGTGCTTTAGCGATTTTTCTTTGGGTGTTTAATGCAACATCCGTATCTATAGGTAATTCCACCGCAGGTAAAGTTGGAATCGGCGGTAAAGTAAGACTTTCTTCTACTTGTTGGATTGCTAAATCTATTGCGTCAGCCATTATACGACTCGGTAATAGGTGTCAGATAATAACCATTTATTATTTTCAGTTGGAGGTAACTGCTTCCCGGACTTAAATTCGTTCTTCACCATTTCTGGTTGTTCGTTCTGTAACATTACGAAGTTTGCTTGACTATTGAATGGTGCCCCAGCAAATCTAGACTTATTGTTTTCTTGTCCTGGATTATCCTCTGCTAATTCATTATATAGTGCCCGTAGTGCCGATACCACCGCCGGCGCCAATAACCCAGGCCCCATCGGTGTAATAACATGCGTTGTTTGGTTTGCCCCAGTTGTAAACGAAGCCGGTGGTTCTGCAATTTGTCCGTTTACCAATGCGTGAATTAATCGTGCTAAAAACTTGGATAGACTTGTTCCACCTACCATTGGTTCTTCATCATTTTGCGATGTTCCCAAGTAAATTTTCTTTGACAAAAATGCGGTTTTTTCCATAACCAACGATAAGACATCACTTCCTGCGGTAATACTAAAATCTTGGTCTGTTACATTTTCAATATTACCGTTTGCTTTTAAATTTATTTCTTCGTTTGCCGTAAACAAAATATTAGCATCAGTATCTATTGTGGTATCTTTGAAACTATTAAGATGAATACTTTCGTTAGAAAACAACATGATGTGTGTTTTCTTTGCATTTAATACCAAACGGTCAGAGTTGATGATAATCTGTGCTTTATCAAACTTTTGCGGTGGGTTTGTTGCTGACCGTAGAAATGACCCTGCATTTGCTGTAGATGGGGTAAGCGGCACCGATTGGTCAGTAACCATCCAGATTGACGATACATCTTTATCTACATCTTCTACGATTAGACCAAACAAGCTCTTTTTACTGACTTCGGTAAGTTCTACGTCTTTTGCTTGTCCGACCCGTAGGATAATATTTGGCGCCATACCGTCGCTACTTGGATCCATACGACTTGACCCAAACCGAATAGATTGTCCCATTCGGCCTTCTACAATCGTATCACCTTCAAAATGCTTTAATGGACGAACACGACTGTCTGGTTTGAAATATTTACCGAACTTATGTTTTGTTAACGTAAATTCTTCACCAGTAGTAAGAGTGGATGCTAGCGTATTGGATGAACGATTGTTTAATCTACGATTTAGATTTAACATTCCGTTTTCTGATGTTCTGTGTGCTAGTGGAACTTGTCGTGAGTAGTATTTGTTTCCCTGAATGTCGTATATCACGACCAACTCCCCAATCAAAGGAAGTTGTTTTACGGTAAAGTCAATTGGGTCAGCCCAGGGTAATAAGTTTTCATCTACACTATGATTAACCGACAACATACGAATTTTTGCGGCACCTACATTGTAACCATCTTCTCCATAATCGGAATGCGTGTGGTCTACAATAACATCAACAACAACCGC